CTTCAAATGCTTCTTGAAGTCCTACCTTGTTTTTGGTGCCTTTGGTTCTTACACCGGGAAAAGCACTAAAAACATTGTCGCTAGTATCGCCCCGCATGCACTTTTCAAATAAAAGCCATTTAGGATCCGGAATAGTTTTTGGTTCTTGTTTTTTCTTGTCAATTACTGGTTTTCCTTTGGCATCAAAATAACCTTCTAGTGTAATATGCTCGTCGCTAATTCCGTTGTATTGTGTAACATTGGGAGCAATTAATTGTACAAAGTCAGTGTCGCTCGAAATAATAATGTGTTCATCTTGGGGGTGTAATGCGATCCAACGAGCAATGATATCGTCACCTTCTGCTGTTGGACATTGAATTACTGAGCAATTGGTTCTCTCAGCCAAGTATTTAGTCAACGCATCGTATGTTTCCCAGAACATTTTATCTTCGTCCTGTTCTGCTTCGGTAAGTGCAGCACGAGCCACAGCACGATTCTTTTTGTAAGGATCATAGAAGTCTTTGCGCCAACTACGTCCTTCAAGGGCAAATACCACATGATCTGCTTTAAATCTTTGTGCTACTTTGTTGGCACTCATCAAGGTAACATGCAATGCAAATCCAATCTTTTCCCATGTGTCGCTGGCCCGAAATGCACCATGCCGAGCACGGAAGAACATGTTTGCTGTGTCAATCAGCACATAACGCATAAGAAGCCTTAAATTAATTTGTTGTTGATAATGTATTGTAACACAAAACGGTGAAAATAGCTATGGCCATCCTTGCCAAAATGCCATGAATTGGGTGCCACGGTTTGAATACCTTGATCCTGAATTAGATAATTAAATGTCCGTTTTGGACTGTATGGGTCAATATAACTAGTACCCCAATCATAACGTTCCTTTAATGGACCAAAATCGTTGTTGCCGTTAAAGAAGATATGTTTAACATCTTGGCTTTCTAATTCTTCATGAAATGCCCAAATATCTTTGTGCGCCTGTTTGGTTTTTGCTTGCCAGTCTATATTGGCCACAAATTCTTTGTATTGATCTTGTAATTCTTCTGGCACACAATCAATGCCCGATCCATTGACTTGGTAATACATCTCATTGTGCAACCACTCTTCTCGTTCCCAGGTTGACCATTGTATAACGACCAACAAGTCGTGGTCGTATCCTTGTGTTTCTAACCATTCACGAGTAGTGCGGATAATTCTAGTGTTAGAGCTGGCACTTTCTGCCCCACAATGAAAGCTGGCTCTCAAAGTATCTGCTAATAATCTTCCCCAACTTACTGCAAGATTAGCTGGATGTGGAGCTCGGCCCATGTAAAAGAGGTTGCTGTCATCCATGGCGAATGCATGATTGTTTACTGCTTCAGCTGCCGCGGTGTGGCTATCACCGTTTACGTATAATATCACGATACTTCTGTGCGTCCACCACCAATGTTACGAGTTTGTACAACTCTACTGGCATCGGGATTCATTGCTTGCTCTTGTTCCCAAGTTTCCATAACAACATGGCGACAGATGTTTTGAAACCAACGATCTACAATTTCGGCGTCAGTGTCATTGGGTTTGCCTTGGTAGCCAGCACGTACCAAGTTAGCAACAAACTTATCATTCCAGTCTAGTTCAAATGCACCTTGGTGCAAATTTTCTGGATCAATGTCCATACTTAATATACCAACCCAAGGCTCATCTTTTTCTGTAGCCAGTTCTTTTTCTGTTTTTTTAATCTTTGGTGCAGACTTTGGCTCTGACACCTTGACAGGTTTTTTCTTTTTAAATATATCAAATAATCCCATTACATTCCTTATTTTTTAAACACTGGTATAGGCAACATCTTGTGTAAGTTTCTAGCACGAATCTTACGATATTGATACAAGGTCATTGCTTCAGCGTCATTGGTGGGCACTGTGTTAGACTCATCCAATACCATGGCAACTTCTAATTCTGCATAGGTCAACCCGCCTAGTTGATCTTGATCCACTCTGCCGTCCGCCCACAAACCATCTGTAGGAGGAGCATCAATGATGCGTTGATCTACCCCTAGTTCACTTCCTAACTGCCATACTTCTGTTTTCAACAAGTCAGCAATGGGACTGATATCCACACCACCATCACCGTACTTGGTAAAAAATCCCACACCAAAGTCCTCAACTCGATTGCCTGTGCCAACCACAATACCCATGCAACTTTGTGCTATCTGATACAGAGCCATCATACGCAATCTTGATCTACTGTTGGCAAAGGCCAATTCGCTACTATAATTGCCCATGATTTCTTCAAAGTGATCAAAGGTCGACGTCAAGTTCACAATCTCTGTGCGAACATTGGCAAACTTGTTGCCTAACCAAAAACAATGATCCAAACTGAGATTGTGTAGTTCTTCTCGTTGACGAATAGGCAATGATACTGCAATTGTGTGTATACCTGTTCGAGCACACAATGTACTTACCACAGCACTGTCTATGCCTCCGCTGACACCTACTACCAAACTTTTGATACCAGCTGAGTCTGCATAGTTTTTGATCCATTGAATGATACGATTTGCCAGCGTTGCTTGTTCTCTATCTTCTGTTGTAAATGTTGTCATTATTTGCCCCATTTTATTACTAGGTTGTATCCAGCCTGTATAATTTTATTTTCCCAATCAATTGTTTGTTTATATAATTGTTTCATTTTAATTTTTAATATTGGATGCACTTCCTCGGGATCAAATGATTTTGGGCACCCGTGCCAAAATTTTCCATGATATAGATATACTGTATTTGTAACTGGATCAAACCCATCGACACTATATTTTACATCCTCTAACCAATGTTGTCTATTAGCTACATTTAGTTCATCTAGCCATTTAGTTTCGCCTTTGGAGATGAATCGGGCTCTTCCAGACTTAATTTGTGACTGTCTCCCTAGTGCCGCTGCCTGCTGCCATTTGGGTTTGTTTATTTCTTTATGACACTCAGGGCAACCAATCTTTGCCATTAAGCTACTAACCCATTTATCAAATATTATATCATGTTTTTTACATCTTAAATTTATTATTTTATCTCTTGAATTATTGTACTCTGCATTACTTGGATCAATTTTATCTTCAAATATGTTTAGTATTTCCGCTTTTCTTTCTGCTATATCTTTTAATTGTGCCGGCGTTCTATTGATATGATACGCATTAGGACAACAATATTTTCTCGGTTTTAATAATTGCCATGCATAAATTTCTCTTTCAGAATGCTTGCATTTAACTAAAATTTTAGTTGAAGTATTAACAAATTCTCCCACAACTGTGTAATGCGGATTAACCGTTTTTGCCAATTGAATAAACTGTTCTTCTGTGTATCCTTTTTGCCCCATAATGACCATCCTTTACTTTATTTATGATAGTTTGGGGCAATGGTTGATATTAAGTCCCCCAAGAATTACCAAAAAGCGAAATATGAAGTCTTGGACTAAAATTAAATCCTCTAGTAATACATTCTTTTGCTATTAATTGTGTATTAGCATCATACGGACTTAAAGTCCCCCCAACCGGCATCAAGTAAACAACACCTGTAAACCCACCAGCACGGAAAGCATCTGCGGCCTTGATTGCTTCTGTGATATGCTCATCTGTTTCCACAACAAATTTAAGATATGTGTGTCCAATTTCTTGATAGCTTCGAACAATGTCTGGACAGATAGCATCTTCCCAACGTTCACCCGATGCTGAAAGTTTGGCACTGACACTGAAGGTTAAATTATTGTATCCACGTTTTTTATATTTGGGATTCAATGTCCAGTCCAGCAATGTGTGCCTAAAGTCTGTATGCAACTTTTGAGTACCGTTGGTCTCAAATGTAATATTACGCAAGTCTGCCATGCGTTCGTGTTGCAATAGTTCTGTGTAAGCACGTTGCCAGCCCAGCAAAGGTTCGCCACCTGTGATAACCAAATGCACGTCGTTGCCGTTGTTTTGCACCCATTGGTTGTTGGGCGTGAGTGCCAACATGCGTTCTACCAGTTCTTCTGTGGTCTGGGTCGGACTCAGATGTTTAAATGCAGGATGCCATGACGCATAACTGTCGCATCCTGTTTCTACCAATGGTAAACTTGTAAAGTCTTTGTATTGTTCTACAACCTTGGCAACTTCATCTGCACCTGTTGATTTTTCTCCGGGCTTACAGCCAAAACCGCTACAGGTAAAATTGCAACCATAGGTTCTAAGGAACACACTAGGTACTCCAACAAAGCGGCCTTCGCCTTGTAGACTATAAAATAATTCTGATACTTTAATTTTTGCCATTATCTCTGCCACCAATCTTCCCAAGGAAATACAATCCACGAATCTTCTGCTGCTTTGTTTATTGTAACAGCTGAGTAATCAACTGTCAACTCTGATCGACTGGATTCATTGTCCAACAATACTGCCACTCGAACATTTTTACCCCAAACATCGTTGGTCCATCTTTGATCGTTGGGTAAACAACTTGATTGCCAATCTTGTTTGATGTAGTTGAGCGTGGCACCTGTGTCGTTAATATCGTCCACAATGAGAATATTTTTGCCACCCGTTTCATTGTTGCCAAATGCATCTTCGGCCATCCATAGGTTTGATTCTGGCAGACTGTTGGCATCACGCAAGCTGACTTTTAAAGTTTCCATTGGACATTCTAAATATTGACTGATTAGGTTTGCGGGAACCAATCCACCACGGGTAAGGCCCACAACATAGTCGGGTCGCCAGTTGCTGTGTTGTAATTGGCGCAAGATTTCTTGGGTCTGGCGTTCGACTTCTTGCCAGGAGTAATAGATTTTTTTCATTGAGTATTTAGATCTAATAGAGTTTAATAGTAACATTATACATGATTTAACTTTAGCCGTCAATGATTTTGGCTGATAAATGCCATTATCTGTTAAAATAATTTTGAATTCCGTGTTCAATTCCTTTTAGTCCAATGCCCAGCATCTTGATATTGTTACTGTTGCCAGTGTAATTCAACTGATTGCAAGAATTAACTATAAGTTCAATTTTTAAACAATGGGTTTCAATAAATATTTTTGCAAACTCACTGAGTTTGATTTTATTTTGATACACACAATTAGTGTCCTTATTTTCAGGACGTTGTTGAATTATACAACTAACAATTAAACAAAAATCATCAATACTGACATAATCAAAATATCTATCGTTGTGAATATGAAAATATTCTGCAGAAGATAAAATGCTTGGAATCAAACGAGTATGTCTTTCTTTGTTGCCAAAACATCCAAATATTCTCAAAGTGTCAAAGTTATCTCTGTCGTAGCACAGTCTGCTGATAATATTATGTCCAAACCCATAACTATCTTTGGGCATTTGTTGAAATATATCAACTTCATTGGCTTGATTGATATCTGTTTCTCGATCAAATTCTGCGCCGGATGCTATATTGATGTATTGTCCAAACAAGTTTGCACAATGATAAAAATTCATAAACATTCCAAGATTAACTCGGGTGTCAGTTAACACAGAATCATCTGTATGACTTGTAGCAGCATTAATAACAGAATCAAACTTATGGTACTCAAGAAATTCTTTTACCGCTTGATAGTTTAATAAATCTACCGTAGATCTTACAATAGGTACAACATTGTGATTGGTGGACAGAT